AAGATCTTGCCTCTAATTGTGTTATTCTCAACGTCAGCCTGTGTAGTTGTTGTTGTATCAATGATTACCTTGTAGCGATCAACACCACTCAATTCCTGAACTCTTTGCAGGACTGGGTTGACAAGTGCTGAGAACTTCTCTAAGGTCTCTGCTCTGTTAGGCTCAAAGAGTAGTGAGTTTGCAATGTTTCTAACAGAACGTCGGACGCTGATGAGTAGCCTTCTAACGTTAACACGGTCCAGAGCCGAAGATGCCTGGAGGCAAGTCTTCTGACCCCAAACTGTTATTCCTGTTCCTGGGAAAGATGAGATCGGGTTGATATCAGAGTCGTATAGATCATCGAGGTTGGTTCTGTTAAGCTTGACCGCGGTGGTCTCAACAGCATCAAGGCCTCCTCTTGTAAAGCCCGCAGGAGCAAACCAGGGATGACCAATCCTATCATTAAGAGCATACGCACCTAAAACTGCAACGGACGGCGGAACCTGAACAAGCGCGCTCGTAGACGGATCTCTGACTGTCACGTCTGGGAAGTATGCTGCAGCGAATGAAGTGTCAAGAGAACGATTCTTGAAGTCAGAAACTGTGTGTGCTACGTGCGGGTTTTGAGCAGAGCTTGTGATCACTGTATTTGTTTGATCTCTCTCCTCAATGTCCATAATGTAGAGTGCATCAAATCTACCTTCAACAGCAGAGATCGCGAAGTCGGACACTGATGTGTGTCTGATGCCTGGAATCGCGAGGAGTTGAATCTCAACATCTGACTTCGAGCCCATGACATCAACTGCTTTTCTGTATGCAGAAACTGTTGGTCCGGATGTGCCTCCCTGTGCTGTCTCGTCATCCATTTCTCTCTTTGCAGCAACGTTGCTTAGCTTAGATTTTTCAGCATCAAATATATTTGTGCCGTCGAATCCGCCTTGAAGCGGGACAGTAAACTTGAGGTATTTTCTGTTGCCGGCACGATCTAAGTCAGAAACTCTGAACTTTCTTGTCTTCGCAGCAGCGTCTGCTGTAATATTGCCTCTTCTAACAAACGAAGCGCTAACCCACTGTTCGGCATCTGCGACACCGTCAGAACCTGTCCTAATTTTAAGTTTTTCAAGTGAGAACTGGTTGTTATTAAATCTATCGCAATCTAAAACTGAACCGTTGACGTCAGAAGCACCTGGGTTATCTCCTACACTAAAAGCCGTCGTATCTTTTCTGTGCTTCGGGAAGAACTTGTTGAAAGTCCTCCAAGAATCATCAACAAGACCAGGCTTGTTAGGCTCAGTGATGCTTACCTTACGAGTTGTTTGCATACCCCAGTAGAATCTAGAATCAGCGCGCTTGTTAAGGCCAGTGCCTACAGCAACGTTTTCACGATAAGGTACAGGTGGTTCTACAACTCTTTGCATAATATCTGAGTGGAAGAAAGCGTGTGAAGAGCCACTGACACCTGCAGTATTTAAAGCAGCGCTTGCAAGCATTGTACCTGATGTTACTAGGTGACGTGGTCCCCGGAAGCCAAAGGGAAGCGCCTCTTCTGGAACTTCTTTCTTCTTCATTGCATCTGAAAGTTCTACACGGATGTACCTTGATATAACCGGGTGAGTTCCGTCAACAACAATCTTTTGAGACTCAGCGTCACTATCAAAATTGAAGAAAACATTTTGATCACCGATGGCTCTAGCAATGTATCGTGGAGATCCTGGATCTAAGCTTAGACCTCTAAACGATTCCAAAACTTTCTTTTCATCGTCAGAATCATCAAACCTACGAACAACAAGATCGAACTTACCAAATTTGTTTGTATCCGATGTGCTTCGAGCCAAGTTCTCAACGGATATCTTGAGCTTAGTTGACTCACCCGCACCATCATTGAGGGCCACGACCTTAAAGAGGTCAATTGGTCTATCGAACTCTTGTGAGATAATGAAAGGTGTCTCTGCAGCAGAGAATCTGTCCTGGAAGTCTTCATAGACAGGTACATTTCCAAAGGAAGTTGCCTCTCTACCCACAGAAGATGTCAGCAAGAACGCTACATCTTGACGATCCGCGGCACGAGATCTAACTGCACCGGAGCCTGTCACGCTGGCCAGTGTCGGATAGACATCATAGTGCCCATATAGTAAGTGACCTTTTTCTTCTATCTTCAGCGGATCCCTATTTAACACGTTAGCAAAGTAGTTAGGTGCTGTCATGTCGAGAGAAGCTGTTATGTGAGTTGGGCGCTCAGCTGAGCCTTTGTATCCGTTCATTAACAACACGAACTCTTGAGAATCCATTTTGACAGATCCAAAAAGGCCGCCCTTGCGTCCCATAAGAGTCGCTGAGGAAGCTTTAGCTGTTTCAGTTACTACGGGTGCTGCTGTGTCGCCATGCCTATTCCCGCTCAGGTGAAGAATAACTCCACTTGGCGCTAGAAGCACACCACGAAGAATCGGCACTGCGCCGCCGGCTCCGCCTGTGAAAGCGCTTTGTGTTATTTCAGCTAGTGACTCTATAATTGAAACATTACCTGTTGACCCTGGTGTGCGCTGTGTTAGAGTCAAAACATTGTCTGTTCTAGAGACATCAACATCGACCTTTGATGCGTCGATGGCTGTCTCGAGCAACGTTGCTAATTGCGTTCCGGTTCTTGTCGATACATTGATTCCGGTTCCCATTTGGACGGCAATGTTTGTGGTCGATGAAACACCAGTAGTCTCGTCCAAGAACTCAAATGATCCGGACATACCATTTGCATCAAAAATTGTCACAATGTTGTTGTCAGCTAGTAACCCTGTAGACGCTGCAGTATGTCCGATCGTTAGAGTTGTTGTGGCTTGAGTTGCGTGAGGCTGAATTCCAGCATCGCTGAATATTGATGAGCCGTTTGACTCAGACATAAAGCAGCCCAAGAAGTAAGTTCTACCCTTGGTGGTAGAGGTGGCAGCCGTGTTGCCAAACGTGTTGTTACCCATCAGGCCGTTATCTTGGGGTATGCGATCACCTACCACAAAACCTGCATTTGTTACAACACCTGATGAACTATTTCTCTGCTTGCCGTCACCGATACCTAAGACTCTAATATAAGTACATGCACGCGCATTTTTGAGCCACTCATTAACAGCGATAGGGCCGAATTTAGTGCCGTCTGCTTCTCCAAATATTGACACGAACTCAGCAAAAGTTGCGAATGTAATTGGTACATAAGCTGGGCCTTTAAGAGAAGTGCCTATAATACCCGCTGGAACACCCTGAGGCCCGGTCGGAGTCGGTCCAGAAAGGTCAATTTCTCTTGTACTGACGCCTGCTGATTTAAATGTTAATTCTGCCATGTATAAACTCCAATTTATTCCTTAATCTTATATATGCCTATTCAAAGCTTACGCCTGCATTTGTGATAATAAAGTCAACTGAGATGAATTCAACTGCTCGTGTAGGTACGAGAATTATTCTTCCATTCAGTCTGTTCTGCTCGATATCTTCTTGTGTATTGTTAGAAGAATCCATCACAACCTTGAACTGATCGACACCTTGCTGGGCCTGAATTACAGATAGCAGCGGTGTAACTTGAGCTACGAATCTAGCTCTCGTGGCAGGTGTATTTTGTTCAAAGATTATCTTGTTGGCAACATCAGACACAATGCGCTTAACTTCAAGAAGCATTCTTCTAACATTGACTCTGTCTAGTGCAGACCTTGCTTGCTGAAGTGTTTTCTGACCGAAGATAACAAAGCCGCTGTTGGGGAAGCTTGCGATAGGATTAATCCTTGCTTCGTACAGAACGTTGCGATCTTCAGTGTTAAGCTTGATCTCTGTGTTGATTACATCACCTAAAGCGCCTCTGTTGAATCCTGCAGGTGCGAACCAAGGATAAGCAACAGCATCGTTGTGTGCCAATGCACCCAGCGCAGCAATTGATGCTGGCATGTTGACAGCGTCCAAGTTGATTCTATCTTCCTTGATGACATCTGGGAAGTAAGTTGCAACATAATTATTGTCAATTGCTCTTCCTTCAAACTGCTCAACACTCTTTCTAACGTTAGGGCGCTTAGATGCATTATCGAAGAGCCTGTTGTTGTCATCATCAAAAGGCGCCATGTCCATCAAGTAGATTGCCTTACTGTAGTCTCGTGTTAAATCAGCAACATAATCAGTAACAAACGAATCTCTAATACCTGGCACTACCACGATATTTGCTCTAGAAGCGAGCGGATCTGTGATAATTCTACCAGCTGTACGGTAAGAAACAACAGAGTTATTTTCTACACCTGCACCGGGAGAAGAGTCTGATGATAAGTTTTGATAGCTTAAGGCAGTGCCTGCTGCCTTACCGCCAGCCTCAACCGATGTTGCCCTGTCGTTCATGAGTCTTTGGTCTCTATCTAGAATGTTTAGACCGTCGAAACCACCGTACATCATGTTCGTAAACTTGAGATAATCTGTAAATCTGTTGAAATAAGTGGCAGAATCTGCTGAAACTAGTGAAGCCATCGTCAATCTGTTGTTTGCCGCAGCTGTTGCTATATCGTTTATCGCATATTGTGGTGCCTTAGGCATCTTGTCACGAAGATAAGCGGCTTCTCTCATGTGCTCTGCGGCTGTACCTGTTATAACAGTCGCAACAGCTGTATCTAAAGAGTCAGTTGTTGTAGCATGCTGATTAAGAGCAACACGTGCCAAAGTAAACTTGTTGTCACAGAACTTGTCTGCACCAGACCCAGTATGTAAGGCGTCTAATTTCTGAATTCCTAAGAACTTACCGTAAGCTTCAATTAATGGGTTTCGGGTAGACGAAGCGTTTGATTGTAGTATTGCATTTCCAATACTTGATGTCAGCGGAAGTCTTTCGAACTTAATTCCCCAGAAATATCTGTTATCTGACAATTCTAAACTTCCAGGATCACCTGTGAAGGCTGCAGATGTATTGACTGCACCTCTTGTTTGCTTAAACCTGAGTGGTACTGGCGGGAGGCAAGATTGAGAGAGGAATTCTGCGATTCTCAAAGGTGCTTCTGCTGCCGCACCTGGACGAGGGGGGTGACCTAAAATACCCGACAGCCTGCCGGGGAGATCGCTGCCGATGCCTAACTTATCAGTACCATCTGTCAATGTGTTTGTAAGTTTAAGTGTGGGTAGACCACGGAAACCAAACGGGAGAGCAGACGGGGGTATTAGCCCATCATCAAGCCCCGCTGATGGGACAACTCTTACATATGCAGATCTATTTGCAACCTTACCTGATACGTTAATCCTTCTTTCAGATTCTGTCTCAGCATCAAAATTATACCCTACCTTGTAATCACCAATCTTATTAACAATGTAGTTAGTGGATAGAGGATTAAGGTTACAGTT